CCTTCGGCAAGATAGACTTCGAGCGAATCGTCGGCGGCCTGCTGACTATCGCAGACTACGCGATCCGCGCCTTCAACGCGCTGGGCGGCTTCAATACCGTCCTCTATGGACTTGGGGCGATCATCGCGGGCAAGACGCTTTTTGCTCTTGTGTCCTTGGGATCGAGCGTGATCACGATGGTCCAGACGTTCGGCGCGCTAGCTACTGCCGCGAAGGCAGTCGGCATCGCGATGGCCGGAGCGGTCGGCCCGATCGGGCTCATCATCGCAGCCGTCGCGGCGGCGGTCGCGCCTTCGATCATTGCCAACTGGGACAAGATCTGGTCTGTGATCGAGGGCGTGGGCAAGGCCGTTGCGGACGGCGTCAAGGCCGTCTGGGGCGGACTCACTGACTGGGTCGGCTCGATCTTCTCTGGCGTCTCGCAGATCAGCGATCGATTCATGAGCGCCGATCTGCCTGGGGTCTTCGAGGGCTTCGGACAGCTTTTCGATGCCGCCCTGAGCATCCTGCCTGAGAAATGGCTCGCTGCTTGGGAAGGTCTCAAGAAGACTGCGGGCGACATGCTCGCAAGCATCGGCGAGATGATCGTCGAGCTGTTCGGAAAGATCGACTTCGGCTCTCTCGTGCCGGACTTCGCTAAGTCGTGGCTCGGGCTCGATGCCCAGAAGCCTGCGGCCCAGCAAGTGAAGCAGGAGCGCGTCCAGATGCCGTCTGCATCCGTGCAGGGCCGTCTGGCCGTTGAGGTTGCGGCCGCTCAGGGCACCTCGGCGCGTGTGACCGACGTCAAGTCCGATCGCGGGCTTCAGATTCAAGGCTCCGTTGGCGCTTCTCAGCGCTACACCGAGGGCGCTTTCTCGTGGTGATGTATGAGTGTGCTAAGTGAACAGCTGCAGCCTGCCTCCTTCAGGGGCGTGCCTTTTGAAGTAGAGGCTTCGGGCATCACGGTCGGCCGTCGCACTGTCGTGCATGAGTACCCGCAACGTGATCGACCCTACGTCGAGGACATGGGGCGCGCGACGCGCAACATAACGCTCCAGTGCTTCGTTGTCGGCAGCGACTACCTCGAACAGGCTCAGGCGCTCATGCACGAGCTCGAGGAGCCTGGTCCCGGCACCCTGATCCACCCGTGGCTCGGTGAGATGGAGGTGACGATCACCTCTGTCAGCGAGCTTCAGTTCGATCAGGGGTTGGGCGTCGCTTCGGTCACGATCACCGCGACCGAGGCGGGTGACCTCGAACTTCCTGCCGTCACGGCGGACGAGGACACCGAAGCGCTCGAGGCGGCCGACGCGGTCGAGAAGAGCGCCGTCGACAAGTTCTGCGAAGACTTCGACCTGTCGACGATCAACGATTGGATCGACTCGGCGCTCGAGGGCAGCCTCCTCGATGCGCTCAACTTCGTGAGCGCGGGTGACCTCGGCAAGCTCTTCGACTATGCCGAAGGCGTGGCCAACTTGGCCGACAAGGCGATGGCCCTGCTTTCGACCGACCCGAAGATCTTCGCCACTCGCCTTGCGGGTACCCTCGGGCTCTCGCGCTGGGCGACGACGGTTTCGGCGTGGCGAGGCGTCGCAAAGTCTCTGAAGAATCTGTGCAGGCATGACAAGCTGAAGGCGCGGACGAAGGCATACGCTGAACGCAAGGGCGAGCCGATGTCCGACGTCACCAGGCAGGTCATGAAGTCGCAGGCCGCAATCGAGACGCTAGTTCGACAGCTTCTGATCGCTCAGATGGTCGGCGTGAGCACGCTTGTCGCGACGTCAAAAGACGTCTCCTCGCCGGATGGTGAGGAGGACACGCGCACGACAACGCGGTCCTACGACGAGATCGTGGAGCTCCGAGATGAACTCTGTCAGGTGCTCGATGACGAGCTTCTGATGGAAGAAAACGACGAGATGTATCAAGTCCTCGATGAGGCTCGCACGGCGATCTTCGACGTGCTGACTCACAAGGCTGATGCGCTCCAGCACGTCGTCATCGTCAAGCCTGACGACGTCTTCCCGGCTGTCGTGCTTGCCTACGACTACCACGACGACGCGGACAGAGACCTTGAGATTGCCCGACGAAACGGCGTCGAGCATGAGGGCTTTTGCCCTGCTTCTGAGCTGAGGGTTTTGAGTGAATAAAGTCACGATCAAGGTCGGCGGCAAGTCCTACGCAGGTTGGAAAAGCGTCCGGATCGAGGCGGGCATCGAGCAGATCTCTCGAGCCTTCGCGCTCGAGGTGACGGAGTCCTTTCCCGGCAACACGGACTTCAGCGTCTTTCGCGGCGGCGAGCTTGTGCAGGTCTTCATTGATGAGGATCTTGTCTGTACTGGCTACGTCACCTCGACGCCGATGAGGTACGACGGCCGCTCGATCACGGTGCAGGTGCAGGGCAAGTCCCGCACCTGTGACCTGGTCGAGTGTTGTCCTGTCCAACCGGGCGCGGCCTCATCCTCGTCATCGTCAGATACGTGGGCGGGCGTCAAGGGGAAAAGCGCTGACACTGGCGCGGCGCAGGTCAAGCCTTCGGGCAAGCCCGCGACGCAGTGGAAGAAGCTTCCCGCGAAGCGCATCGTCGCAGAGCTCGCTGCGCCTTACGGCATCGAGCTGAAAGATGAGGCGGGTGTGGGTGACGCGATCGCCGGTCACGTCGTGAATCCCGGCGAGAGCGTCCTCGACTCGATTCAGCGCCTGATCACGAAAGAGAATCTCCTTATTACAGATGATGAGGCGGGCAATCTGGTTGTGACAGTGCCGAGCGAATCTTTCACGACCGACGCTCTCGTGCTTGGCGAGAACATTTTGTCCGCGCAGGTGGCCTTCGATATGTCTCAGACGTACTCGAAGTACATCGCGCTCGGACAGCACGCGGGCACGGACACGGACTTCGGACGCTCGGCCTCTGAAGACAAGGGCGTTGGCGTTGATCCGGCTGTCGGTCGCTTCAGGCTCAAGGTCCTCAAAGACTCCGGCCTCAGCTCTCCGACGACGTGCAAGAACAGAGCGGCTTTCGAGGCGGCGTACCGCGCTGCCGCCGCTCGTCGCTTGACCTACGTCGTCCAAGGGTGGCGGCAGTCCGACGGCTCGCTCTGGAAGCCTAATCGCCTGGTGCAGGTTGACGACAATCTCCTGAGGCTCAATGCCGCTTTTCTGATCACGAAGGTGGTCTACTCGCTGTCTGCTCAAGGCATGACGACGACGCTCGAGCTTCTCGACCCGAAGGGGCTGAAGCCGAAGACGACGGCGGCCTCGGCGGGCGGGAGCGAGTCGGCGGCACCTGACGTTTGGACTGAGGTGAAATGATGGGGCGACTTGATGACGCGATGGCCAGAGGCACGGTCTCCGTGTCCGACGGCGAGAAGAAGATGAGGAGCCTTCAGGCTCGCTTTCTCGCTGACGAAGTGCGCGACGACCTCGAACACTTCGAGCCGTATGGCTTCTCTTCTGAGCCACACGAAGACGCCGAAGTCTTCGCTCTCTTCCCCTGTGGCGACAGATCCCACGGCGTGGTGATCTGCGTTGCAGACCGCCGATTTCGACTCAAGCCGCTGAAGGCGGGCGAGGTCGCGATCTTTGATGACCTCGGGCAGAAAGTCCACCTGACCCGCGAGGGCATCGACGTCTCGACGCCGGGGTGGCTGCACGCCACAGTCGGTGGTGATGCTGTCGCTACGGTCACCGGGAGCGCCACGCTCAAGGCGGCCTCGGTTACGATCGACTCGCCCAGCACCACAATCACCGGCGACGTGAGGATCGAGAAGAGCCTCAACGTGGTCGGCAAGATCACGGGAACGGGCGGCATGGCCGTCTCCGGCGGCTCCGGTGCTACGGTCGACGGCTCGCTCGTTACGACGGGCGACGTGGTCGCTGCGGGCATCTCGCTCGACAACCACGTTCACCCTGGTGACTCGGGCGGCATGACGGGCAAACCGCAATGAGGTTGACATGGAGCTAATACTTAACGGCAGGACTGCGGACCTGTCGGATTTTGAGGCTGATGAGCTTGCGCAAGCGGTGCTGATCAGCCTTTTTTCATGGCGCAAGTCTGCCGATGACGACGGCGTCAAGGCACCTGCCCGACAAGGGTGGTGGGGCGACACCTTCGCGTCGATCTCTGGTGACAGGATCGGCTCGAGGCTCTGGCTGCTTCAGCGTCAGAAGCTCACGCCTCTGGTGCTCAAGCGCGCAAAGGCCTACGCCGAGGAAAGCCTGCAATGGCTCCTCGATGATGCGGTCTGCGCACAGATCGAAGTCGTCGCAGAGCGCGGCGGGCTCGATCAGCTGACGCTCGAAGTTACCTGCTTCAAGCCTGACGGCACTCAGGAGCTGTCTGCCCGCTTTCAGGATGTTTGGGGTTAAAGAATGGCTTTTGCTAGACCAACACTCAAAGAAATCGTTGCTCGCGTCCAGTCTGACGCCGAGAGCCGTGCGGGCAAGAAGTTCATGCGCTGGAGCACGGTGCCTGTGCTTTGCCGCGTCATCGCGGGCGTCTCGCACACGCTTCACGGCTTCATCGCCTTCGTGCTTCGACAGTGCTTCACGACGACCGCTGAGGGCAAGTACCTCGAGCGCCGCGCAAGCGAGTACGGCATCTATCGCAAGGCCGCTACGGCGGCTACTGGTGAAGTCACGTTCACGGGCGCGGGCACGGTGCCGAGCGGCACTCAGTTGCAGGCCGAGGACGAGACGGTCTACGTCACG